AAGATTCATATGAGGCAGGATCGATTTACGAATCACAAAGATCTATAGAGCTTAAAACGATTGTTGATAATTTTGTAGAGCATTGCTACACAAACCTAGAAGAGCTATTCACAAAAGAATCAGAGCAGCAAGTAGCAGATGCAATATTAACACTTTTCAAAACTCGATACGATTTAGATATTTTTAAAAAGAAAGCACTGTACATATACATCAGGGAGATGACTGAGTGTGAAACACCAACCTTAACTAGAGTTGTAAACAGACTAAGGGATGAGTTTCGAGAAATCTACAGTACATATACTACAAACGGCTTTTTAGTAGAATATACAACTAGGTAAGATATTTATATACAAAACACTTATGGCACTAGATACAGTAATCTTTGGAAAAAAGACAGTCTCCGATGTATTAAAGGAGGTGTATGATAATTCGAGAAATAAGGAAAAGCAGATTAATGCTCTTATTGGTGAGCTGAAACCTCTTGTTGAGAACATAGGGGATGCATCACTTGTTGTACCTATGATTAAGGAGTACTTAGAAGTAGGAGTTAAGAATGATGAACACTTAATTAAGATGTTAGCAATAGTTCAACGAATAGAAGGATCAGGTAAATCAACAGAAGCAGACTTTTTCAATCCAGAAGAACTTGCAAAACTAATGGAGCAAAGTGAGGAGTTGGGAAAAAACCTAGATAATAACGAAGAAAGATAATGGCATTTACTTCACATTTTACAGCAGGAAAGCCTACTAAAGGGTCTGCAACAAGTAAAAAATCAAACACATCACAGTATGTTAGGGTTGTTAAGACTATACTTTCCCTAGACGATCCTGACTGTAAAGATGCTTCTATGATTAATGCTGTAATATACCGAATTCCTAAAGTAGCTACAGACGAAGCAAACACACAAGGACTAGGAACAGCTTACCAAGGAACTGCAAACATACGAACCATACCACTACCAGGAGAACTTGTAAAGATTGAAGCAAGACCGGCATCAGGTCAAGGAGGTAAAATAGGTCCAAATACAAAGTACTGGACTGATATAATAAATATATGGAATCATCCACAACACAATGCATCACCTGATACTAAGCAGCAGGAGTGGCAAGATAGTATACTAGGAGGTTTAGAAGACTCGGCAACAATAAACCCATTACAAGCTAACCCAGGAGATATGCTGTTAGAGGGTAGATTAGGACAATCAATGCGGTTTGGGGGATTTAAAGGAAGCACCTCAACTATCATTGATACTGTAAATAACGGTAAACCCATTGTAGTACTTAGCAACGGACAAATCACAACGGACAACGGTTCAGATCTAATTGAAGAGAACATTGATAAGGATTATAATTCAATATACCTAGTATCAGACCACAAAATAGCACTAACTCAAGTAAATAATAAAAGAGATTCCTATGATCTTGCTCCACAATCAGCTAACCAATACAGAGGTAATCAAGTACTGGTAAATGGAGGAAGGCTATTTTTTAATGCAAAAGAAGAGAGTATACTACTATCTGCAAAGGAATCTGTAGGATTAAACGCAACTACAATAAACCTCGACGCTAGCGATTATTTTTGTGTAGATGCAAAAAAGATATACTTAGGAGTAGGAGCAAGAACAGCAAGTGTTACAAAACAGCCAGTAATACTAGGAGGCCAGTTTGAAATCTGGATGAATACATTGTTGGATACACTACAACACGTAGCAACTGCAATGACATCAGCAACATCAGTAAGTGGAGGACCAGTAATACAACTTAACATGGTAGGCCCTGAATTAAATGCAGTAGTAGGTTCACTAAAAACACAGATAAATCAGTTTAAATCTAAAAAAGTGTTTACAGAATAATGGCAACAACAGAGCAGAGTTTAGCACAAGCAAAAGCAGAAGTAGAGGCAACCAAAGCTAAAATTGAAGCTGCAAAGGTAGCCGTTGCACAAGCAAAAGCTAAAATTGAAGCTACTATTGCAAAATTTGAAAAAGCAAGAGCATTAGCACGAACAATAAACAACGCATATAAAGCAGGTGGCCTAAAAGGAGGAATATCAGCAGTAATAGCATCTCAAGTAGGAGCTATTAGGGGCAAGCTGGTAGCAGAAGTAAACACGAGAGTTAATGAAGCAATCTCTAAATTTATAAACAAATGCCCTCCAGAAAAAGAGCTACAGCGAATTATTAAAATAAAAAATAATTTAAAAAAAGCAGTAACAGGCCTAGATAAAAGAGTTAACACGTTTCGCCCAGTAGCAGCAAATATAGATACTGCGGTAAGTATCATAAAGTTGGCAATACAAGTGATAACATCCATTCCTGCACCAACTGCAATAATACCTCCGCAAACAGGAGGAGTGGGTATTCCAATAAATGTACTAACAAAATACAGTAATTCACTAGTAAAGCTGAATAAACAATTAGACACTTTACAACAAGAATCAAAAGCAATAACATCAATAGTCGAATCAATAGGAGGAGTTACACAAGGAATTACAAGTAAGTTAGATTCTTTAGATGCATATATTGAGAGATGTTTCTTAAACAACCTAACAGATACAACCGACATTCAAAATATTGACGCAGTACTAGCAGCAATACAACCACCAAACAGCGGAAACTCTACCATAGCAACCGGACCAGACACAGGCCAAACAAATCCTGCTTTTGAATATGGAGGATATAAGCTAGAAATAGTAGAAGATCTAAACTCACCATCCGTAGCTCCAAAAAGATTTGCAATAGCGAGAGATAGAAGAGGAATAGTGGTCTTACAAGGGCCATCATCGTTTAGTGCAGATACACAAGTTCTTTTAGATGAAATTAAATTTAGAATAGATAATCAATTAGCATAACATAACTATTTATTTATATGAAAGTAGAACTTTTAAAAAAATTAATAAAAGAAGCCGTCCAAGAAGCAGTAAAAGATGCCTTAGATGAGATTTTATCGGAACCAACTAAACCCACTAAGACAGCAATAGGTGAGGGAGGATATGGAGTACCAAATAGAAGCTTCACTAAACACGAGGAACACAAACCAGTTGTAAGTACATATAAAGCACCTATCTCAACAGGAGATCCAATTGCTGATTTACTGCAAGAAACAAGAGCACAAATGGTAAATCAGGGAGGTGGTGGATACCGACCCGACATGTCACAAATGGTACAAGCACCAGGATTAGGCATGCAATCATATGATCAACCAACAATGATGGAAGAAAATTTTGCAAGACCAGAACCAGGATTAGACATATCACAATTTGATTTTGTTAAAAAAGCAGCATCAGTATACAAAGCATCAGTAGAGAAGGATAAACAGAAATTCGGAGGATAATGGCATTTCAAGTAGAGAGAATACATCCATTAGATTTACAACCAAGAAAAGCAGTAGGAGTGGGATTACCATTCTCTTCTACATCTGTATTTAACTCTACATACACAACTCAAGACGCACTAAAATCCAATTTAATTAACTTTTTATTAACTGAAAAAAGTGAACGATTTTTGAATTTAGATTTAGGAGCAGGGCTTAGAGCGTTGCTATTCGATCAAATGACAGAGGATAAAAGAGGAGAAATAGAGGGCGTAATACGATCAGGAATCTCTATGTGGTTTCCAAACGTACAAATAAAAACCATACAAGTACAAGCATCTCCCGACACAAATACAGTAACAGTCTTCATGACCTACAGTGTAAAATTTACAAACATACAAGACCAATTAGTAATTAATTTTGAACAATAATGGCTCAAGATAGAGATATAAAATACGTAAACAGAGACTTTAGTGATTTTAGATCACAGCTAATTGAGTACGCCAAAAACTACTTCCCAGACTCCTACAACGACTTCTCTCCGACATCACCAGGTATAATGTTTATTGAAATGGCTGCCTACGTAGGTGACGTATTGTCATTTTACCAAGACACCCAACTACAAGAGACTTACCTGCAGTATGCCAAGAACCCCGCTAACCTATACAACCTAGCATACATGATGGGTTATAAACCAAAAGTAACAACTGTAGCTGAGGTTGAAGTTGAAGTATCACAACTTGTTAATGCAATAGGAACAGGACAACCAGACTGGAGTCAGGCACTACAGATCCCAGCAGGCACAAGATTAAAATCAACTTCTGCAGGTCAAGTAAATTTTTACATAGACAAGCAAGTGGATTTTACCTTTTCAAGTTCATATGACAACACTATAGTCACCGTAGAAACTCTAGATGCAGGAGGTCAACCTGATGAGTTTAGGTTAACAAAAACAGCAAAAGCTTTCTCAGGAGAAGTAAAAACAGTAACAGAGACAATAACATCAGTTGAAAAATTTAAAACAATTACAATTGATGACACTAATATTGTAGGTATTTTATCTATAACACAAAATAACGGAAGCACTATTTGGTATGAAGTTCCATTTCTAGGACAAGATACGATTTTTCTAGAAGATGAAAACACATCATCAGACAGTGGATTGGTTCCATATAATCTATCACTACAAAGAGTTCCAAGAAGATTTGTAACCAGATTTACATCAACAGGACAATTACAAATTCAGTTTGGAGCAGGCATAACAGGCCAAGATGATTCAATACTAACACCAGACCCAACCAATGTAGGATTTGGATCAAATCAAGGTATTTCAAGAATTGACTACGCCTATGATCCTTCAAACTTCTTATCAACTAAGTCCTATGGATTAGCACCATCAAATACGACATTGACAATTAGGTATATAGTAGGAGGAGGAGTTGGTGCAAACATTCCAGCAAACACACTAATTACGTTTGTAGGATTTGGAGACACTGTAGCAGGAGACACAAGTAGCTTATCTTTCAACAACCCTAAAGCTGCCGATGGAGGGAGAGATGGTGATACTGTAGAAGAGTTAAGACAAAATTCACTAAGAGCTTTTAATGAACAGTCAAGAGCTGTAACACTACAAGACTATACAGTTAGAGCTTTATCAATACCACCTAAGTTTGGATCAATTGCAAAAGTGTACGTTACACAAGACCAACTAACAAATCCAAACTCTGCCACAGACAGTATTATTGATAGTAACCCACTATCACTATCAATGTACACTTTGGCATACGATAGTAATAAAGGTTTAATAGTACCAACAACCAATCTTAAGAATAACCTAAAGACCTATTTATCACAATACATGTTACTAACAGATGCAATCAATATAAAAGATGCGTTTGTTGTAAATCTTGAAATTAATTTTGATATAATAGTAAGACCTAACTTCCAAGGAAGGGATGTACTACTTGCATGTACTAATCGGTTAAAAGATTACTTTGACATTACTAAATGGAACATAAACCAACCTATTAACCTATCTAGCATATATACACTTCTCGATCAAGAGAAGGGAGTGCAGACAGTACAAAAAGTGAGATTATTGAATAAAGCAGGAGGAATTTACTCACAATATGCATATGATATTGATGGAGCAACTAGAAACAATATAGTATATCCGTCATACGATCCAATGATCTTCGAAGTAAAATTCCCAGACACAGATATTAAAGGAAGAATAACAACACTATAAGATGGCAGTATATAGAATATTTCCCGAAAAAGATGCATTCATTTCAACAGAAGTTCCAACAGGTAATGCTGGAAAGGATGAAATTGTTGAGATAGGAGGTTATTTTGACATATCAGGGACAGGTGAAGCTAATCGCATACTAGTTAAGTATAGTAACGATGACATAAACACAGCCATTGCAACTATTGGAGGAGCTGGCTATAGTGCATCTTTAGGAATGTATATTGCTGATGCATCTGCACTTCCTAGTGACATAACAGTATACGCAAATGCCGTATCGCAATCTTGGGATAATGGAACAGGTAAGTTTGGAGATACTCCAACCAACACATCAGGAGTTTCCTGGATATACCGACAAGCAGGAGAAACAAGTGCTTGGAGAACGACAGCATTTACAGCAGGTTCAACGGGATCATACCGCACTCAAGTAGGAGGAGGCACTTGGTATACTTCTAACGAAACAACACAGTCCTACTCAATAAATTCAACAACATACGACCTATCTATACCAGTAACAGCAGCGGTTCAGAGCATAGTAAACGCTACAAGACCTAATGATGGATTTATAATAAGATTACAACCTGATCTAGAATTTAACACGACTTCATCAATCAGACTAAAGTATTTTGGAGCAGATACAAATACGATTTATCCTCCATACCTAGAGTTTAAGTGGGATGACAGCTCGTACGTTACCGGATCATTAACGGTACTATCAAATAGTATTTCTATAGTTAATTTAACTAATAACAAAGGTAAGTACACAGATGTAGGAAAACAGAGATTTAGAGTATCAGCAAGACCAAAATACCCAGTAAGATCCTTCACAACATCCTCAGCATACTTAACAAATTACGCACTACCTTCAGCTTCATACTGGGGATTGAGAGATGAGTACACTGAAGAAATGGTTGTTAATTTTGACACAACTTTTACAAAGGTAAGCTGTGATTCAAATGGAGCATTTTTTGATGTATACATGGATGGCTTGCAACCTGAGAGATATTATCGTATATTAATAAAAACTACGTTAGAGGGAAGTACAACGGTTGTTGATAATCAAAATATATTTAAGGTAGTAAGAAATGGCTAACGATGTTAAAATAAAAAAAACAGTATTTAGTACGTCGCAATTTCTTAAAGTAGTTGACACATCCTTTAAGACATTTACTCAACCCACTGCTGCTGAAGACACAGACACACCAGAAGAATTATTTAGATTATATGATAAGTTGTACTTTGTAATTGATGTAGAAGGAGAAACCGATTCACATGAATACCTAGTTAAAAAGAGCTCAGAGCTAATATCGTTTGACAAAACAACAGAAGAAATTCAACCACTACTGGATGAGATTTCACAATTAAGACAGCAGAATTTAGCACTAAATCAACAACTGTTAGATTTACAAACAAAAATATAATAAATGGCAGACATAGTATACACAGTTAACCAAGACTCACCAGAAAGTATACCAGGCTTCGAAAAATATTCTCAAAACGACAAGGATATTCTAACGTCGTTTGAGGTTAATAGTGTATTTGATCCAACCAAGCACTACTCAGAAATACACATTATATCACTCTCAGACGAACTAATAGAGAGCGACTACAACTACACAAGCTACAGGGAATCGGTAAATGCACAATCTGCAGGTAGAGAGGGTGCTAGTATATTAACTGTAGATCCAATAGCAGATAGTAAGGCATATGGATATGATGGTGGAGGAATTAAGCTTCTGTACCATTTCTTAAATGACTTGTATACAAAAGATGCAACATCAAACATGTTTTTTGTACAAGACATCTCAGAAGATAGAACTGAATTAAAATTACAATCACTAGTACTATCAACAGAGGATGTAGTAAGCTACACAACAGCAGTAAAGGATAAGCTACAAAATACATCGTATTTTACTGAGTTTAGATTAAATTTCAAGGATAACGATCTATTCATAGGAATCAACATAGATACATTAGACTACATTGGGGGGAAGGTTGTAGTTGTAAAACTATATGAACCTTTACCAGACATCTACGATTTAAAAAGTCAAGTAAGTGTAGTTGAGGTAGTATCAGATTCAGTTGCATATGAGGTAGATTCAGTAGTAGTACTTCCCGAAGAAGTGCAACCAACACTACGTCCTGCTAACTTTAATTTAGAAATAACAGACGAACACGTAATACCAACCCAATACTTTAACTATGACGAGCTGTTTAGCTATCCAGTAAATAACACAAATAGTCAAGTATATTCACTATTTAACGAAAAAGGAGTTGAGCTAAGTATTGACCACAGTAATTTTAGCAACTTCGTACACTTCTCATCAGCACAAGAGAGGTTGATTAACTTTAAATATAAACTAGACTTAATCACATCATATTCCGGAAGTCTAGCATCTATAGGAACAAGTACGATTTCGGGATCATTAGGGGTGTCAGGAAGTAGAACGTATTATGAGAATCTAATAACTGGAATTGTAAATAATTTTGATCACTACGAAAGATTTCTATACTATGAATCAGGAAGTGCTAGTTGGCCAAAATCAAATACAACTAAGCCATACATAAACAAACCAAGCAACACAGCAGAATCAATTACTTGGTATGCAGATGAAATTACAACAGCATTAAAGTATGATCAAACAAATTACAACTCACTAGTATATTCAATACCAACGTTTATTAGAGACGATGCGAATAATGACAATTATTCAACATTCATCTATATGGTAGGTCAACACTTTGACAACCTATGGTTGTATTCAAAAGCTGTAACCGATAAGTATGATGGAGACAACAGACTTGATCATGGTATATCAAAAGATTTAGTAGGTGAAGCTTTAAAGAATTTTGGAGTTAAATTGTATACATCAAATAAGTCAATAGAGGATTTATTTACAACATATGTAGGACAACCATATCAATCAGGAAGTGAAGTAATTAACTACTACATAACAGGTTCTTTAACAGGGTCTAATACACCCATTCAACCAACTTCTTACGACGACTATCAGAAAGAAGTTCAGAAAAGATTATATCACAATTTACCATTTCTTTTAAAATCAAAAGGAACAGAGAAAGGATTGCGAGCATTAATAAACTGCTTTGGTATTCCCTCAGACATATTAAAAATAAAAATCTACGGAGGAAGGAATGTAAACGAAAGACCTTTCTTTGGGGACTACCAGTACTACACAAGCTCACTAGACAAGATCAGACTTGATCACACAGGTAGTATTGTAACAGGAAGTACCTTGTCAGGCAACACATCAATCGTTAAGAGAGATCCGAAATATACCGATGATTTACATAACATTGAAGTAGGTTTCTCACCCACAGATAACATAGATGCTTACATTATTTCACGATCAGCAGCTACGTTTAACATTGATGATTACATAGGTGATCCAAGAGACCAAACATCAGGAAGCTACTCAGGTTTATATGATCTTGCCCAAACAGTAACAAGTGGATCAGTAGTATCAGGTTCTTACGATTTACAAGATTATGTAAGACTTATTAAGTTCTTTGATAACACTATCTTTAAAACTATTAAAGACTTTATACCTGCTAGAGTTGTAGCAGATACAGGTATCATTATTAAACCAAACCTACTAAACAGATCAAAAGCAAAATCAGTAGCAGTATCAGTAACACAACCTGAATACAGCGGATCAGTTGACACAGCTTTTATTTCTGGATCACATGGCAATAGTTTTGGTAGGGATGATAGATATACAACATCTTGGACTGGGGTAGAGCAAACTCCGCTAGGGCTAACTAATGGACCACAACACTCCCATGAAGAGCCTAAATTTAATGGAGAATTCTCAGGATCAAACGTACAAGTTTCAAACGGGGAGCTAAACGAAGCAAACATATACAAGCAATTGCTCTATAACGTATCCGACTATAATATACAGCTATTTAATACAGCAGAGGGTATATGTGTACTTAACGTAGTACCATCTGCCCCTCGATATGTATTTGGTGGAACACCATACCCTGCATCAAGCTTCTTTGCAGGAAATCCAACAACAACCCAATACACATTAACACGCGGAACAACAACAGTACCCATAAACTTTCCATATATCTTTACTGGACTTACGCAGTACGAAACAGTAACAATAACCGCTGATAATGTAGCTGCTACAAGTGACCCTACCTGTATAAGAACCACACTAAATACTACGTATGGAGTATGTGAGATAACAGCAAACAGCCCAACACTAACGCCAATAATAATAGTAAACCAACAAACAGACTTAACACAATATTTTAACACAGGCAGTGGAGCTAATACACAAATTCAATATACAGTAAATGGCAACACAGTTACAAATCCAACAAACTACTTTTTTGGGCAAGACCTAGCAGACTTCACTATTCCTATAACACTCTCCGATACTGGACTAGGAGGATTATGCTCGGCAACTGTGAACGCTCAAGTAATCTACCAAATACCAGAACCAGACACATACAACTATTGGTTTATAACTAGAATGAATAACCCCAGTTGGGGTGCAGCAGGCATACAAGCTGCACGTGCAATGGTTGAATATACAACATACACTGCACAGGGTACAGAGCAACAAGCAGTCTACTACTTTGATCCACAAGACACCGAAAGTAGTGGATACTTGCAACCCGGTCCTAGCTGGGCTACATACCAAAACACAGACCTATTTGCACCTCCATATAGTACAGGGGTAATATTAGCTAAAGAAGGAACATTACGAATCACTTTACAAGTCAACGGTGGTGGTACACAGTACTATGACCAAAGTGAACCAACCGACATACTTCAACCATATCTTGATATATCTCATATAGGATTTGATTTATACCAAGTTACTTGCGACAACTCACAAAACACACTTCCGGTAGCAGTAGTACTTCGAGGTACGAGAGATGGTGGTACACCATTTGACGAAGATAACACACTGACAATAACTAACGGAATAGTAGGAGCAGGTATAGTAAGAAACCCATTCCCAAACTATAGTGTTGATCCTGATACTTTTAGATTTTCACCAAGTACACTAAAAATTGTAGGAAATTACCAGGGTTTGGATTTTAATAATTAAAGATAAATGATACAAGAAGAGTTTTTAGCAATAGCAGCCCTTAATCCAACTCAAGTGAACGTATGGTATACGCAAACAGTACCATATACGATACTAGGAGTAACTGTGCCAACTACAAATCCTGCTGGTGAAAATATAATAGGGTACCTACAAGAAGCTACTCAAATGACACTAGAAGTTAACGAGGATAGTTTTGTTACGTTAAACCTACTACAAAGAAGCTTGTTAGGAGACGTACCAACACAGTATTACTACTTTATAACATCACCAGAAGTTATACAAGATGTAGGAAATAGCCAAGTATCACCAGGCCAACTAATATTTACACCAGGTATAAATGGAGCAGGCTTCCAACAAGGTGGGTATAACGCACTTCAAGGTTTAGCAGAAAATATTAGACAATCAGACTATATCATGCAAGCTGACAGAATTAGCTACATAAATACTGGAGCAGGATTACCAACCAACATAAACCAGCTAGAAGCAAATAACGCAACCAGAGCTAGGATACAAGACAGTATGTACAGTAGCACGGGGTGGATTTCAGCAAGGTATGAAGGAACAAAACTTGACTCATCAACAAATCTAGGAGCAGATCCTGCACTACAAGGAACGTTTTTTGAAGGAGTATTATTTAGCATAAATGCTGATGATAGTACAATCCAACAATTAGCTAGTGTAGGAGCCGTTACCTATGAAGAGCTATTCTTCTCAGGCACAGGTACTGGTGATATACCAAAGTGCAAACTAATAAACACATACCTTGAGACCACTGTAGACTTTACAAGCAACAACGATTATGTACTAAAACTAAACTCGTATCCACTAAATATAAATCTTTGGCCAAAACCAGGAGATATACTTACCATCACCCCAGAACCTGGAGCTATAGGTGAATTTTATAAAATGATCCGCCAACCAGCATCCTCAGATGATCCATATTTGTACAGAGAGAATACTACTTTCGATCTGTGGTTAGGAGTACAGAGAGGGTATAATAACAGTCCAAGAGATAATAATATATATGGAGGTGCCGGTGTTAATTTATATAAAATAACTCCTACTAAGATATACAAATTAGCAAACAACCTAGTACAGCCAGTAAGACAAGGAAAACTGATTGTAAAAGGAACAGATGATGTGCTATATATAGATGTAAATGGCTTCGTAATTGGAGCAGTAGGAGGCAGTTCCGATAACCCTGTACCAACTATAATAGAGTAACAGTAGTTGCATAGTAAACTTAAAAAACATATATTTATTAATAAAAACATATTGAAATGGGATATTTAAGCAATCAAGTAGTAACAGTTGATGCAATTCTTACAAAGAAAGGAAGAGAGCTTCTTGCAAAAGGAGACGGAACCTTTAAAATTACACAATTTGCTTTAGCAGATGATGAGATAGATTACACACTATACAATCCTAGCCACGTTTCTGGATCGGCTTATTATGGTGAAGCTATTGAAGCTATGCCATTGTTAGAGGCATTTCCTGACGAAACTCAAATTATGAAGTATAAGCTAACAACTCTACCGAGAGGTACTGCAAAACTTCCAATTTTAGATTTAGGATTTGCAGCAATTAGATTAAAACAAGGAGCATCATTAGCTATTACTCCACAAACACTAAACTACTTAGGTTCAACACAAACATTTGAAGCAGGAGGATATGTAGCAACGATTGCTGATGCTCGAGTTTTAAATACGTTTAATGGAGTAGGAGTTAATACAACAGAAGCTGCAACTTTAAATTCAACAACTACTTTAGGAACAAACGTTTCTAAAACAGTAATTGGAACCTCAATTAACTTAACAGGAACAACTGTTAATACACTATATGGAACCAGCGATTCACTTCAAACAACAATCACAGTAATTGGAAGAGATTCAGGAGCTAGATTAACAATTCCCGTAACAATCATTAAAGTAAACCAATAATAAGATATGTCATTCAAAAGATTAGACCCAGAAGATGTTTCAATCTCAGCAGAATCAATCGTAGCACCAGCCTGGACAGGGCAAGTAACAACACTGACTAGCTTTAACACTGCATCAAACCAAGTAGCTACAACAAGTGGTTTGTATTACTACGATATATACCAACTACCATTTGGAAGTACTGGAGCAGCAGTTCAATTCTCTGTAGCGTTTGGTAACAGACTTGGAAGTGGATCAGCACCATTAAATGTAAATGAGACTGGCAAATCTCCCTCAGCAATTACTTATGGACAGTATCGAACATTAATTAATGGAGATGAGAATACTGATTTCACCTTTGGTACTGCTACTCCAAATTCAATTTATACAATATCGGTTAATAGATCTCGATTCAAAGAAAAACTACTACCAGGTACTTTTACATTAACACTTTCATCAGGAAGTAACAGTATTACAATTACTGACGATAGTAAAATTAGTAACACAGTATCCTTTATTGATGCAGGTCGAGTTTATAACTTAATTAGTGGATCAGCAGGAACAGCCGTAACATCCTTCAATACATCAGGATATACCTTCAATTCAGGTTCATATGGCAAACTATATCCAGACGTTGGTATTCTAGTACTAAATGGAGATGCACTAAGAGCACCAGCAGTCTCAGGAGGATTAGCCCTAAACTTTGACCAAACAAGCTCAGCAACAACACAAAACCTTAGTCTAATATATAATGCTGTTAAACAAGGAGCTAACTTCACACTACAATCGGAAGAAACAATTACATCAAACTACGTATTTGTTCGAGTAAGAAATAGTGAATATAACTACTCAATGAATCCATCAAACATCTCAGGTTCAGGTGAGCTAAGATGGGATGTAATGGTAAACACTCCACAAACATACATTACAACAGTTGGACTTTATAATGATAATAACGACCTATTGGGAGTTGCTAAATTATCACGACCTTTATTAAAAGATTTTACAAAAGAAGCGTTAGTAAGAATCAAGCTTGATTATTAATGAATGAGTGCTTACAAAAAGTTAAACAAACAAGATGCCTATATAACTACCTATACTGCTCACAAATCGTGGACAGTATCAGGTAGTTCATTTGGTGCATATGGAATACAAGTAATACCTACACTCGATAACAACTACCTACGCAGTCTACAACAACTATACTATCCTAGTAAAATATCAGGAAGTATTGTTACACACTCCTTTGATTACTACGATCAAACCACACTCAACAATCCAAACACAAGAAACCTTATAACAGGTTCTTTTGTTGTATCAATACCAAGAGAGCTAACTGGTACCAACCTAAAACCAGGAGTAGACATAAATTTTACAATAAATAATGTACAGCAAATTAGGTATGTAAGCGCTTCTTATGTATCGGAATCGTACTTTAATGATCCAAGTATAGTTTCAACAGTAAATATACTAAGGATTTACGATGATGGAGAAGGAGGACTATATGTGAGTGGAAGCAATCCAAAGCAGTATGTAGGAGATATTATTTATCCACATGGTATGATTATTATTACAGATAGTAGCTATGCAACTGTATTGAGCAATGCTTGGAATTCATATCTAGTTGGAGGAAGAGGCGCAACAATAGATAATCTTGTAGTTAGCTGGCAATCAAGCCAACCTATATTTACTCACAACTATCATTGTAAGTTAAGAGAGTCTGAGTACAACTTTACATACAATCCATCTGCGTTATCAAGTTCACTTAAATCTACATACGATAACAACAGTGATATTTATAATATATCAAGTAGTGTATCAAACGGATACCTGAATGACAATGTAACTGGAAGTGCTTTTCAACCATATATTACATCGGTTGGACTATATAACGATGCAAACGAGTTAATAGCAGTTGGAAAAATGTCACAACCAGTACCAAAATCTGCTAACACAGACATGACAATAATAGTAAAAATAGACATATAAAATGGCAATTACATTAAGAACAGTAACAGGGTCAGCCCTCACCCACACTCAAGCAGACGTCAACTTCTCATCATTTTTCTACTCGGCATCACTATCGGGAAGTAACTTAGTGTTGTTTACAACAGGAAGTGCAACAATTGGTCAATCACCAAGCACAACAGTAATTCCACTAACTTCATCATTACTTCAATGGACGGATGTAGGAGCAAACATAAGAAGAGTAAGTGACGTTAGTGTAACAGGATCATTTGGAGTAATAGGAAACACTACGGTAGCAGGAAATACAAGAATCTCGGGAAGTGTAGCAATAACTGGAAGCCTTGTTAATGGAATATCAATAACTGGTGTAGGTATAAACGCACATGCAGAAGGATTTACAACACATGCAGGAGGTACTGGAGCACACTCAGAAGGATACTTTACATCAGCTTCTGGAATATACTCACATGCAGAAGGAAACCAAACCACAGCTACAGGCTCTTATTCACATGCTGAAGGAAACACAGCACAAGCAGTAGGTAGCTACTCACATGCCGAAGGATCTGGAACAAATGCATTAGGCAGCAATTCTCACGCAGAGGGAGCAAGTGCTATAGCACAAGGTAACTCATCACACGCAGAAGGATACTTAACCTTAGCATCTGGATCCTACTCACATGCCGAGGGGTATAACACTACTGCAAAAGCAACCTACTCTCATGCAGAAGGATACGCAACAATATCATCAGGATCATATTCCCACGCAGAAGGTGAAAGCTCAATTGCTATCGGTGATGGCTCACATGCAGAAGGATCAGGAACCTCAGCAAGAGGTGATGCATCACATACAGAAGGAGAAGCCACTATAACGACAAACGTATTTGCCCATGCAGAAGGTACGGTAACAGTAGCAAGTGGTCAAGCATCACATACAGAAGGAGAAGGTACAACAACAACTATAACAGCTACTGGAGCACATGCTGAAGGTTACTATGCAACTGCATCAGGAGCACATTCTCACGCAGAAGGAAACAGTACAAGAGCAACAGGAGTTCGATCACATGCAGAAGGATTGTTTACCTTAACAATAGGAGCAGAATCACATGCTGAAGGCAGACTTACAACAGCCTCAGGAGACTACTCTCATGCAGAGGGATGGAACGCAATATCATCAGGATCATACTCACATGCCGAAGGTAGATTAACTCAAGCACTAGGCACATATTCTCACGCAGAAGGCCAAAGTACTTTAACATCAGGACAAGCAGCTCACGCTGAAGGAAGTACAACAGCATCAGGTTCATTTTCACACGCAGAAGGACACCTAACACTAGCACTAGGTCAATACTCCCATGCAGAGGGATTAAGTACAACAGCGTCAGCCAATTACCAACATGTACAAGGACAGTATAACATATCCTCATTAGCAGACTCAGTTTTTATAATAGGAAATGGAACCTCAGACGGATCAAGAAGTAACTTAGTATTTGCATCAGGATCAACCTTTCAAGTAACAGGTTCGTTACTAATTAAAGACATACTAACACTACAACCAAGAACCACAACACCAACAGGCATAGCATCAGGATCATTTATAGTATCAGGATCAGGCTCAACAGTTAAACCATACTTCTGGGATGGATCAGCTTGGAATCCACTATACTAAAACATAAGCTAAATGTGGTTATATCAAAATAGAGAAATAAACGAACTTACAGATATGCCCGAAGACAGCTTCGGGTTTATCTATGAAGTAACACACGTACCAACCGGTAGAAAATACTTAGGTAAAAAGCAACTTATTTCTGTCACAAAAAAAGCATTAGGCAAAAAGGAATTAGCATTGCTAACAGACAAAAGAGCTAAAACATATAAGATAGTTAAGAAAGAAGGAGATTGGAAAACATACCATGGATCCAACCCAGAAATAAAACAACTAATAAAAGAAGGAAAGCAGTCGGAATTCACAAGAGAAATTCTTACCTTTGTACCTAGTAAAAAGCTACTTACCTACTACGAGAATAAGTATCTATTTATTAACGAAGTGATTGAACCACATACCAACTATATTAACGATAATATAGAGGGAAGGTATTTTAAAAAAGACTTTGCATGATAAAACTACAAGAGATAGTTGGTTTACCAACACTACAGTACCACTTAGATAACAAACTCACTTTGTCTGAGTGTATCTACCGATACTCTTCAAAGAGTTTTGTCCAACTATTCGCTGAGGCTAGACAGGCCTTAAGAGACGGTAAAATACAATTAAACGAACAAGATGTTGAGTTGTTAGAAACAACTGATATTGGAGAATACGGAATGTATGAAGGAGAGAAAGTACCTTTAGATCTTCCAATGGTTGATGAGGGACAACATGAGATAGTTTGCAAAAAGTGCAAACATGACTGGACTCCCGAGCCCCAAGACAATCACCCAGCCCTATGTCACAACTGTGGATACGACAACCAAAAACAAGTATACGATCTAGAAGCACTTAATGCTTGGAAAAAATTACAAGAGGCTGAGTATCAAGGAAAAGATGTAGAATTAGGTAAACCTAAAAGAGGTGGTTCTAAGAAGTTTTTTGTTTACGTAAAAGATCCAAAAACTAAAAACATAAAGAAAGTTAGTTTTGGAGACACAACAGGATTATCAACCAAAGTAAATAATCCAAAAGCTAGACGTTCGTTTGCTGCTCGTCATAAATGCGATAAAGAAAAAAACAAGCTATCTGCAAACTATTGGGGATGCAACATAGGAAGGTACTGGAAGTCCCTAGGAGGAAGTAAAAACTTTAGCGGGTATTGGTAATATTTATATAAAAACAAATGGAAAAATTACAAACACAATTAGGTGAAATAAACGGAATGCAAATAGCACAACAAACCGAGATTATAACTCCACATCAACTACTACCTGAAATAGTAGGCTTGCTTACCGATAGAATTGGTGATGAATACAAAGCACACTACTTTTATAAGAATGCAGCTAACTGGTGTAGAGAAAAAGCATACTTTAAAGCAGCAACATTTTTTGAAGCAGAAGCTGCAAATGAATTAGAGCATGCAGACTTAGTACAAAAGTACTTAGTAGATTGGAACGTACTACCATTCATTCCACCAGTAAAAATGATACCATCTTTTACAAGTTTAATTGACATTGTAAATAAAGCATATGAATTAGAGTATGATCTATTTGCAGCATATAATGTAAACTCAACTCAAGTATTCCCAATCTGTTTAGCTACATTTGATTTCTTACAAGAATTGAGAATAGGACAAAGACAGTCAGTAGCAGAATATTCTGACTTATTAAACGCAGCCCAATTAATTAACGTTTCAAACAATTTCGAAGTACTATATTTTGAAAACAAATACTTTAAACGATAGCCCCTACCAAGAAGTAAGAGCATTTGATTACATTTATAGAAAGTTTGCCGACGATGTAGATGAGAGTGAATTAGTTTGGCACAGAGATAAAAACGACAGACAAGTAGAGGTACTAGAACCAACAGACTGGCAATTTCAGTTTGATGACTGTATCCCACAACAACTAAAAGATACCATATTTATACCAAAAGAAACGTATCACAGATTAATTAAAGGAAGCGGTAACTTAAACGTGAGAATACTCGAATACTAAGTGGGACAAGTTTTAATGGTTGGAATAGTAGTATTTAGCATAATACTTTTCATAATAGAATATAAACGAGATAAAGACATACAATGAAAAAATCAACACTAATTAAATTAGTAAAAGAACAAATTGGCAAAACTAAGCTAATAAAAGAAAACAAACTAGCAGGAGACATAAGCTCAATGGTACCAGACAATACCTCGTATAGTGAATTTGCTAAAGCAGTTGCAACTGTATTAGTTGATTTTTATGGTAAACACAACTTTGATCCATTTATGAAAGTACTACATAGTGAATTAGAAATGGGTGATAGTGGCCAAATGAATGAAGACAAAGGTGCTATTTTAACTAAACAACAACTAATAGACAAACTAAAACAACTAGATCCAAACTTTGAAGTAACTATTCCAACAGTAACCATGTCTGGAACATTTGACTCACATGCAGGTCAGCAAACAACAGCTAAAGAAGCAATAAGCAAAATCAAAAGTGCTAAAGAAGAAGGCAACTTCAAGCAGTACAATAGTGGAAAAGATTTTAGTAAGTTTGCCTTAGTACAATCTAAGCAAGATCAAGAGAAAATGGAAAAAACAGTAAAAGGAGCAGGTAAGCTAGACTAATGAAAATACTGTCTATATTAAAAGAAATTGTTCAACCTTCAGAAGACTACTACAACCTAGTTGATAAAATAAAACAACAAGGAGGTAAGTTCTTAGGATCGGGTGACTATGGAGCAGCTTATTTGATAGGAGACAGAGTGGTAAAAGTAACTACTGACTCACAGGAGTTAGAGGATGCACAGAAAATAAAAGGACTTACAACAAAGTACTTTGCCTACATATACGAAGTAGAGATTGTAAACGAATTGTTAGGAATAATTACAATGCAAAATTTACAACCTTACACAGCAGATCCTGACAGAGTTCCAATTGACGATATTTACGATGAAGCAGACGAGTTAGGCATCTCACCAGATCTAGAAGGACCTGGAGGTTCAATTAGAATGGATAACGTAATGCAAGACGCTAACGGAAATGTTAAAATAATAGATGTATAATGAAAGTAAGTAATATACCACTACTAAAAAAAAATAGGGAGTACATACTAGAGAATGTAAAGCAAGCGAAGCAGTATGTACAAAGTGGTAAATTATCTAACGATGATTTAAAAACATTAATTGAAATAGATCCAACTCCAACTAGAAAATTTGTAGGATGGATGGCTAAGATTTGGATTACTGAACATCCTGACTTGGATGATTTAGTAAATACAGTCGAGAAATACAACACTTTCTTAGAAAAAGGAAAAGCTAAGATAAAAGATATCTACCAATTTAAAACATTTAAAGAACTTCAATCAGAAGTAGATGACATAAATCAGTCAGGAGAAGGAGTATCTGTAAGAGATTTGGAATCGGATTACGACGTGGTAATTGATAGCTCCGATTTATTAATAGCGTCTCCGCACACTCACGAAGCGTCAAGGAAACTAGGACTATCCCACTTTGCATTCAGAGACTGTGAAGGAGGCAAGGATTCAGCTTGGTGTACAACCTACAAAGCACCGAATAACTTTAATGACTATTACTATGCACGTAAAGTAACATTTTACTATATTAAGGTAAAGTCCGAAAGAATGATCGAACAACTCAAGCAAGCTTTTCCAAAAACATGGCAAAGTATGGTAGTGGTTGCTTTAGCGGTTTTACCTAATGGCAAGATAGATGGATATGATGGACTTGATAAACAAATAAAAAAAGCAGATATTCAAACATTTACAAATATTATAGGAATTTCATAATGATTAAGCTACTAGACCTTCTCGAAAATGAAATACTAATTCCAAGACGTATTAAAGAACGTAAAAAGAACCATGCAATAGTACTTACAAGAGAAATCAAGCAGTATATTGAAAATGGAAGTAAAGGAAATATTTTAATGTTAGATCTAACCGAACCTTTACCTATTCTAAGAGATTTGAAAAAAGTAGATGGTAATTTAGATCTTAGGTATTTAAAATCAATCCCTGAAGGATTTAGTCCAACAGTGAAGGGCTATTTTTATGCTAACAATGTAAAAACACCATTACCGGAGGGGTTTAATCCAACAGTAGGAGGTGCTTTAGACCTTAGTCACGTACCGTCAATACCTAAGGGATTTAATCCAACAGTAGGAGGAAATTTATACCTCACCAATGTAACCTTTGTACCTAAAGAATTTAATCCAACAGTAGGAGGAAATCTAAAGTTTAGTGGTTTCGTTGAGATCGAAAAAGGATGGAACCCAACAAATGTTAGTGGTAATATTTATGTAGGTAGAGAAATGGTATCTGGAGTAAAAAGAGATATGTATAAATAACAAGTAATAGACGTATAATGGCAAGAGGTAAACACAGTTCTCCACAAAGAACAGATCACACAAAAAGAAGAAAATCTCAGTTAAAGACAGCTAAGTTACTAAAACAAAACGAAGCAGCATTAAAAAATTTGTAAGATGGATAACTTTAATTTAAAAAAATTCTTGGTAGAAAATAAACTGACTTATAATTCAAGAATAATAAGTGAAGAGAAACTCCATGCAACACCCGAACAATTAATTAGGAGCCTACCACAAGAGCTAAAAAAACTACTATTTGACCAATGGAACGCAAAACAGAATCCACAATGGCATCCTGAAGGAAATACGTTAAAGCATATTCTTGTTGTTATAAAAAGAGCGTACCACCATTATCCAAATGACCCAAATATGATTATGGCAGCATTGTTTCATGATTTAGGTAAAATGGATACATATGCAATTAATCCAAAAACAAATCAACCAACAGCTTACGGTCACGAAGAGGAATCAACAAAGTATATTGATCAATTTAAGAGTTGGATTGAGACATTTGATGGAACTGATGTTGAGGAGATTAAGTATTTAGTTAAAAATCATATGAAAATTAAACCAAGTACCTGGGATCAAATGAAAGATACCAAGAAAGAACCAATCAAGTCACATCCTGCATTTAACAAACTTACAGGATTCACAGATAAACTAGATGGTGGAGGAACTAATATGCAAGAATCAATAATCAATAATAAATAATAAAGTAAGAGCGTAATGGATAATTTTAATTTAAAAAAATTCTTAGTAGAGAATAAACTAACCTACAACTCTAGACTACTACAAGAAGGAATGCAATACTTCCACAACGGAGCAGAAGGAAATCAAATTATCAACTACGATGATAGAGATCTAGCAGATGATTTAGAAGCACTAGGACAAGGATCAATGGATGGACAAGACTTCAAAGCTGGATCGGTATATAATATTGGCGGACAAGAGTATAAAGTAGTACCTCAAGGTGATGAATTTAAACTTGTACTGGCAGAATTAAAAAGAAGCAATCCAGAAACACTAGCAGAAGACAACTCAGATACTTTAGCAGATTACTTCTACGATCTAAGACAGTACACAGGAGTAACTTCTTTTGAAACTTGTGATGAAGATGATTGGGATAAAGTAAAAGATTATATTGAAAAAGATAAGCAAAGATTTTTAGATCAACACCCAGAAATTGAAGAAAGTGAATTCAATCAGTACGCAGAAGATTGGATAGATAATATAGAAGATCAAAGAGGTTTTGAAAGTATGAACCAACAGGATATGTCATACGGGTATTAAGATAACTAGTAAAAATAATTACAAAATGGATAATTTTAATTTAAAAAAATTCTTAGTAGAGAATAAATTAACATACAACTCTAGACTATTAGCAGAAGCAGTAGAAGTACCTGAATGGTTAAAAGGTAAACTAGCAGATGTTCATGGTAAACCAGGTCAAGGATCAATCTTTGCAAAACCTATTGACACAGTTATGAAAACTGTGCAGCAGATTGTAGATGGAGCTAAAAATATAGATCAAGTAGCAAACTCAACAGGAACCTTAACAGTTTCATCACCAGGTATTGGATACAACTTAGTACTACCATTAGATAAAGCATTAAAGCTTCCTGGAGCAAAACAAGGAGAAGTAGAAAAAGTTGAAGGACCAAATAAAATAAAAGTACCATCTGTAACAACAACAGCTCCACTATCTCAATTTGCATCTAACGAATTAACAGTAATTGTTAGACCTAAAAAAGATGAAGCAGGAGCAGTAATTCCAAACGAATACATAGTATTATCAGCATTCCCTGGAGATCCAGATATTCCAAGAGCATCTGAATGGGGAGGCAAGTTTGCAGTAATTATCCCAGGTGGAGAGCAACAACAAGAGGGTGCTTTAAATTATATAAATGAAAGTATTTCTCCTCAAGAATTTGAAGAAATAATAGATAGACATGAAGAAGATGCTACTGAAGAATCTGATGAAGAAGAAATAATTGGAAGAATAGTTAGCCAACGTGCTGAGACGGAGATTCAGGAAAAATACCCTAATATAACAGTCAACTACGTTCCATCAAATAAAGGAAGATTGTATAGTGCATATGATACAGAACAGGAAATGGTAGTAATAGACTATACTGTTTAAATTAAGTAAAAAATAATAAAAGAAAGGCTTGTTTTTACAGGCCTTTTTTCATATATTATGAGTATGGAAAGTCCTATACTACTTGGTTATTTAGAAAACATACTCGGGAAATCCCACAAAAAAGCTAGGGAGAACTACGCATTTGCATGTCCAAAATGCAATCATCATAAACCAAAACTAGAAATAAACCTTCATACAAACGAAAAAGGAGAAAATACCTTTGCCTGTTGGGTATGTGGATTTAAAGGAAAGACAGTTAAATCATTACTAAAGCAATTACAAGTACCTGCCGAACAGGCTTATGAAATTCTACGGTATGTTAGAAAGGGAGATGAGATAGGATATAAAGTAGAAAATACAGTTGAACTACCAAAAGAATTCAAACCACTCCACTCGGCATCACATACTTCCGTTATAGCAAACAAGGTTAGAAGCTATTTATATAAGAGAGGATTTACAGATAGAGATTTCCTAAAATATAATATAGGATACTGTACCTCCGGGGATTATGAAGGAAGAATAATAGTACCTTCTTATAATGAATCTGGACAATTAAACTTCTTTATAGGAAGAACATATGAGAATGCTTTCAATAAATACCGCAATCCAGAAACATCAAAAGACATTATAGGCTTCGAGAATCTAATCAATTGGGATAGACCAATTGTATTGGTAGAAGGTGTGTTTGATGCAATAGCAGTTAAAAGAAATGCAGTTCCGATATTAGGAAAATCACTATCAAAATCATTACTAAAGAAAATAGTCGATAGTAGGGTGGAAGATATTTACATAGCACTTGATAAAGATGCTTTTAAAAAAGCATTAGAGTACACAGAAAGGTTTTTAAACATGGGTAAAAGGGTCTACCTAGTTGATATGGAAGACAAAGATCCAAGTGAGATGGGATTTAAAAATTTCACTCAATATGTACAACAGGCTGAAGAAATGGACTTAGGAAAGCTTCTTCGCTATAAACTATCATAACATGATACAAAAAGGAGCAAACATCCTAACAGAGCATGCAAAAAAGAGACTGGATTTTAAACCAGAACTAAAGCAAATTAATTTTCTAGATAGAAGGGTTTACCAAAGATCAGAAGGAGTATTTTATCCTTCAGTTACCTCAATCTTACAATATGTACCAAAGAATAGATTCTTTGAATCTTGGTTAAAAGATGTAGGTCATAATGCCGATATCATTATGAGAAGAGCCGGAGATGAAGGTACACAAGTCCATAATGCAATTGAAGAATTATTAGAAGGAAAAGAGATTAGTTGGATGGATGATTTCGGTAATGCAAGATACAATGAACTTGTATGGGGAATGATTATTAAATTCCAGCAATTCTGGCTACAAGCAAAACCGGAATTAATCTTTGCAGAAGAGTTTACTTATTCAGATATACATAAGTATGCTGGAACAGCCGATTGCGTTTGTAAGATAAATGGAGAGACTTGGTTAATTGATTTTAAAACATCAAATTCATTACATAAATCTTATGAACTTCAATTGGCAGCTTATGCTAAATCAATTGAAGAAGCAAAAGGAATTAAAATAGATAGAACAGGTATTCTTTGGTTAAAAGCAACTACAAGAGGAGAAGATAAAAACGGTAAGAAATTCCAAGGAAAAGGATGGGAATTAAAAGTCGTAGATAAGATAGAAGAGAATTTTGAATTATTCAAATTGATCTATAGATTATACGAAATGGAAAACCCAACCACAGAACCAATCTTTAGTTCATATCCAACTACTATCAAACTTTAATACTATTTATTTAATATAATCGTTGGATATTTGAAGTAATATTCTTATATTTAGGTAAATAAAAAAGCATGATAAAAATAACACAAATATTAAGAAGTATAGTATTAGAAGGTGGAGGAGTCTTTAAAGATAATCCAGAATACCAAACAAACGATATAGATAGAAATGATATTGAACTCACAATTGAAAAATTTACACAAGAGTTAACTAACATTTTTAAACAAAAGAAAGAATCAATTCAAGCTATTAATAGCAAAGATAATTGGTTAGGATCAACAGGTACAGCATTCAAATCTGGAGACATAGATATAGCATATTCTGTAAAGCATTTTTTTGTTGATCTAAATACACCAAAAGAATCTTTCATCTTTACAGATAAACAAGGTAATGAGACAGAGGTACAAATACTAGCAGACCTAGATGGATGGGGTATCGATAAAGATAGCTTTGTAGACCTATATACAAAATACAGACTAGCAGCAAAAACTGCTAGTGATGAACAACTGCAACTAAGAACAGTAATAGCACTAATAGTAGAAAAAGTAAACTCACAATCAAAAACACTATACGCTAGCGATAAAGCATCAGGAGCGGGATCAATACACTTCTCATTCCCCCAATACCTAAAGTCAGGAGGAACAGGTGGAAGAGCTCAACTAGATCTAGACATCGGAGATATGGACTGGTTAAAATTCAGATACAACTCAGAATTACCTAAAATCGATAGTGAAGATGAGAAGTATTTAAGAACATTAGAAGCCGCATCTAAAGAGTATTATGGAAATCCAAATGATCCTGATAGTAGAGATATAAATAAGCTAGTTAGTAAATATGGGATAAAAAATATTGAGGATCTAAAGAAAGCACTAATAAAAGGATTACATAGAGGGCAACTAATGCTAGCAATGTTTGCTGCAGCAGGATATACTTTTAAAAGTGGAAAAGGATTTATACGAAAAGCTGATAATGAAATCGTAGCAGCAACACCAGAAGAAACAATAAAAGTGTTTAATGCAGAGTACAAACCAAAGCAACCACTAACAATGGACATAGTGCGTAACTATGATAGACTAATGCAGTACGTTAAGGACAACTTAACTAACGAAGAAAAAGAAATAGCAATAAGCATGTTTAAGCAGCAATTAAAAAATGCAAAAGCATATGAACCAGATAATGTTAATACATAAAATATAACTATGAGCGGAGCAGCAGGAGGATCACGAATTAATAGAGAAAATCTAAAGCAAACAATTCGTAATTATCGAGATAATGTACTAAAGCCACTAGGATTAGATGGCTCATATAACATTACTGGTGTACGAAATAGAAAAGATAAATACAGTTATGGTGATATTGATATTGTATTAGCATTCAAAGGGGATACACCACAAGGAGGTGATATCAAAAAGTACAGAACAGAGTTAAAACAAGAGCTTGCTAAATTCTTATCACAACTTGATGAGATACCAACTATGCCACACAAAGGTAATAAAAAGTATTTTATTCATGGTAATATAGTATCAACACTATATCCAATAGCAAATAGAGATGGTGAATATGTACAAATAGATAATATTGTGTCTATTGGTAAGGAAGAGGGTAAGTTTACACATGGCATGCTAGATTTAACAGCCGAGAAACAGACATTAGCAATAGCACTAATTAAAACAGTATTTAGTGAACTAGATGACAAAGAGGTACAAAGCCTATTTGAAAAACTAGGAATAAATAACCCAGAACAACCAGGGGAAGATCAGGAGTATGATTTTAATTTAAACCCAACAGAACTATCTTTAAATATAGCACCACAACCTGGAAAGACAGGTAAGGAAAGGCAAATTTGGAGATCTACAAATATGAAAGATGTAGTTACAATCTTAACTACATTAGGAATAGACATATACGATAACTCTATAGATGCTTTTGAAAAAATTATAGAAAAAGTAAAAAATTTTAAAGATAGAGACGGGAGATCTATAAGACGCTTCAAGGGATTATTTAATAAAAACATCAATGTTGGTGATGCCGAAATAGGTACAGAAAAAGGTAATTTGAAACAACAAGCCAAAAAAACAGTAAGTGACATACCGGAAAAAGAACCCAACAAACAAATAGCAGAGGCAATAGAAGGGTCACCACAAAAAGTAATAGCAGTATTTCCTGGTAAATTCAAACCACCACATAAAGATCACATAGCTAGAATTAAAGCAGCAGCAGCAGATGCAGACGAGGTAATTGTTTTAGTATCACCAAAAACAGAACCAGGAGGTAATCCAAAAAGTAAGAAAGAACAACAGAAAATACAGGATAGGTTACAAGATGAGCAGTCAGTTACTGCAGATCAGACGTTGCAGATTTTTAAACTACTTAACCTACCATCAAATGTTAAAGTATTTAGATCAGACGATTCATCACTACCGGTTCCTGCAGCAAGTCCAGTTGTATCAGCATACGAAATATTTAAAGCCAATCCAAACCAGCAATATATAGCTGTCTTTGGTAAAGAAGAAGATCTACGTAGATTTGGTGAAGTACCAGAAAATGTTCAAGTAAAAAACTATGATAATGCAGCTGGGAATCTGAGTGCTACTGATGTGAGAATAGCGTTAAAAACCGGAGGAGACCTAACACCATACCTACCAGATGGAGTAGATCAGCAGAAATATAGAGATATTATTGTAGGAAAATCAATAGAAGATAAAATGTTAGATACAATTGATGAAGTACTTGCAAGTTTTTTCCCAAAGAAGGTAGTAAAAGAAGGATCTTCAGGAACACCTATTGCAGCATCATCTGCAATTCCTTCTGCCGATAGAGCAGAATTAAATAAACTATACGACGACCTAAAGCAATATGTACCTAATGAAAGATTTAAAGTAGACTTTCAACAAGATAGAATAGTTATAACTAATAAAGTTGAGAATCCTATAAGTTTTGACTATACACCATTCCAAGGTAAGTTAACAGAAATGCAAGGAGATAGCTTTGATTATACACCGTATCTTGCATCTATATTAGGATACATGCTTGATAAGAGAATGAATATATTACCACTTCCGGATATTAAAATTAAAAAAGATCCAGAACAAGCAAATGACTTTTTTGGAAAAACTGCTTACTACAGACCAGACAGTATGGAAGTAATGCTATACACTCTAGGAAGACATCCTAAAGATGTTTGTAGATCTTTTACTCATGAAATGATTCATCATATTCAGAATCTAGAAGGAAGAATAGGAGGTGGTAAAATCAACACCAGTAATGTAAATGAGGATGATTACCTTAAGGAAATAGAAAAAGAAGCTTACCTATTAGGAAACATTACATTTAGAGAGTGGACAGATAAACAGAGTAAAAATGGTGATTCAAAAAAAAAGGTTATGGCGGAAGGAAGATACGATACAATAACAAATCGAGTTAGCAGTGCTATTTTTAATCATTGGAAAAGAGAAGTAGAAGCAGGAAAAAAAACTTCTAGCTTTAGCGATTTTTTTGAATCGGATGATGTAAGTTTTGATGTGCGAGCTACCTTAGGTTTAAGACAAGGAACTAAAAAACTTAAAGTAGACGGAGGAGCAGACTATTCACCAGAAGGAGAATATGATGATGCTATTATGGTAACCTTCCAAATTGATCCTACAATGCTACCTGAATTTTGGGAAGAAATTTCTATGAATCTAAAAGATGTTATTAGACACGAAATAGAACACCTAACCCATGGTAACTCAGATAATCTAAATCTAGGTAAGTACATGGAAGATGATCAATATATACGAGATTTAATTAAATTAAAGTTATTAAAAAATAAAGAATATTTTCTACTACCAAAAGAAGTAGATGCAAATCTACAAGGAATGTATCTTAGAGCTAAAAAAGAAAGAAGACCATTTGCAGATGTTGTGAATACATACTTAGACGCTCAAAAAATTAAACCTCAAGAAAAAGAAGAAATATTAGCACTATGGCGTAAGAGAATGCCAGCTTTAGGAATAAGACAATCACTATAAATTAAAAAAAGGTTATGGGAAATTTAGCAGACTTACTATTAGAAGAATCAGACTTCATACCAAAATACCAAATCTATTGTGATATGGACGGAGTATTAACAGATTTTGAAAAGAGATTTGTTGATGAACTAAGAAGAGAAGGTCCTAAATACTACTCAAAAGAAGTAATAAATCAAGTAACAAGACCAAAGCATTTTGAAAAACTAGAAGGAGAAACAGAATTCTGGCGTTTCATAGATGAATTAGGTCCTGATTTCTGGTCAGGAATGGAATGGATGCAAAATGGAAGAGCATTATGGTCTTTTATAGAGCCATACAATCCAATAATACTTACTTCACCTTCAAAACACAATGCTTCAAGATTAGGAAAAAGACTTTGGGTAAAAGAACATCTAGTTCCTGCACCGCCTATGGAATTTAGATTCGGAGAAGCTAAGTCGGATTTTGCAAATGAAAATGCTATATTAATAGATGATAAGCCTTCCAACTTATCTGCATTTGCAGGTAAAGGAGGAATTGCATTAGAGGTAAAAGATGGAGAAATCCAATCAGTTATAAACAAACTAAAAGAGTTAGGTTATGGGCGAGAGCTTACTTAAGAAAGAATTCAAGTCAAAAGACGTAGAAAGAGTTAGGAATCTAGTAAAAAAAGACTTCTCAGCAAAAACAACAGCCGGAGTAGGATACGAAAAGCAATATGAAATTCATAACGAAGGAG